ATACTTATTGCCTTTGACAGCGAAGTCGCAAGCTTGCACAGTAGTTAATGTGTCAGTATTAGTGACATCACCAGTTGCAGGGTCGTAAACACCCTCAACAATGACTTTAACTTGTATATCGCGCCCAAACTTAGTGATTAAAGCTGTGGCAGTTAAAGCTGACTTAATATAGTTAAACATTACGTGCGTACAACTGTTTTAAATGTACCGCTTGAACCCATAGTAAGCAATGGCGCTAATAAGTTGTCTATGGCACGATAACGGGCGAACTGTGGGCTGTATTTATCATATTCTATTTCTAGCACATCCACTTTCTCACGAACAACGCCTTGTGTTAAGTCTGGCGCTAGCTCACCCTGTGCGGCTTTTAATGCCATCTCTGCACATGCGGATTTAACTTCGTTCGGCACGATGTCATAATCATAATAATAATAGCCATCAGCTCTCAACACTTCATAGCGTGGAAATGATAACGCTTGCAACTCGGTAACTCTGCGACCTTGCCATTTCAAGCGATAAACTTGTTCAATGTAATCAGTGGCGCGTCTAAGTGCTTGCTCTTGTTGCGCTGTAGTAATAGTTGACCATGTAGCATTACCCCTGTTGTTATGGTAAATAATAGAATCTGCTACGCTAATATAGCTTTCACTATCTATCGCGCCTGTGCCTGTTTCAACTATTAAACTCATGGGTATGTTCTCTCGATTCCTGCTAATGGGTATTGATTAGTCACGCCTTGTAGCGGTCTAATATTTAATGTGCTAATTGGTCTAATATCTTTCGTGCTGATTGGTCTGATGTTGTCAATACCTTGTAGCGGATATTTATATCTATTTAAATCGCCACCAATAACATTGGCATTGTAAAACACACTCACATTATCAAATCTGCTAGCATTTAACGTTTGCGCTGGTGCGCTACTTTGTGAAACTGTCGCGATGTAAAACACACTGACATTGTCAAACCTAGTCGCGTTTAATGTATTACTTGCTGTTACAGTTGGACTATAAAATACACTCGCGTTATCAAATCTAGTCGCGTTTAAAGTTATGCTAGTAGTTATTGTTGCATTGTAAAATACACTAAAAGCAGTTTGTGAAAATGCGCTAAACCCAAACATTATTTAACTGCGTTTTGAAATGGGGTTAAGTCTTCCGTAGTCCAGTATTCTTTCGATAGCATTAATTCAAGGTGAGCTTTATTACGCCTAACTACATCTGCCCAGTATTCGTCTGTATATCCTGCTGGCTTACCCGCGTTAATTAAGTTAACGCTATCCATAGCCGAAGAGTAGTGCTTTTCAATTTCAAATGCCTCAGGTTTTCTTGCTTTGATAGGTTCTTGCAATATTTCAATTTTTTCCATTTTGTATTCCTTTTAAAATACATGCTAATACGGTGTTATTACCCACATACTGCCATCCCAACGCTTGAGTGGCTTAACCGCCCAAGTACTTCCGTCCCATACCTTGACGGGTTTAGCTACCCATACAGTCCCGTTATAGGCTTTAATTTGTCCAGCCATTAGTTCGTGTCCACCCATAAATCGCCTACTGACGGGCTTGCTGGTGCAGTAGTGCTAACGGTTATAATGTCTATGGGGGTCTCCCAAGTGGGTGATACTCCAGCCCCTGCTGAGGTTAGTACTTGACCGCTTGTACCTGCATTGCTTCCACCTGGTTTCATATCACCCCAAGAGCGGTTGCTAGTTGATGATGAGTTACCTATCGTATTTTCGTTGCTAACTGTTACTGAAGAAGCGGTAGAATTACTCCCTATAATTATGTTATTTGAACCTGTGGTTAGTGTGCTAGCCGCATCTACCCCCATTGCTGTGTTGTTTTCGCCTGAGGTATTAGCGTTTAGTGCGTTTCTACCAAAACCCGTATTCCCATTACCTATAGTGTTATTACTTAGCGCACCTGTTCCTTGAGCAGTATTATTCCCGCCTGTGGTGTTGTCCTCTAGTGCCGCAAACCCAATAGCTGTATTATTTCCACCTGATGTGTTTCTACGCAGTGCTTCAGTACCCATAGCGGTAGAAAAACTACCAGTTGTGTTGGCTCGAAGTGTGAATGGCCCTACACCAGTGTTATATTCACCTGTTGTGTTACCTTGCAATGCGTCGAAACCAACTGCAACATTGAAACTACCTGAGGTGTTATTTCGGAGTGCGTCTTGTCCTACGCCCACGTTTCTAATGCCGTTTGTAGTGAAAGTAAGNGCCGTTCTACCAATAGCTGTGTTGCTAAAACCGTTAATGACGCTTTGAAGTGNCCCCGCCCCAATAGCAGTATTGTTGTCGGTTGTATTGCTTTCAAGTGNGTTTGAGCCAATACCTGTATTATTAGAGCCTGTAGTATTTGTGGAAAGAACTGCATTGCCTATAGCAGTGTTGTCGTTACCTGTAGTGTTAGAATATAGTGTGCCTATTCCAATAGCTGTATTTTCTTCACCTGTAGTATTAGCGTCTAAAGCAAGGAAACCAACTGTGGTATTAGAAAATATTGCACCTGCCCCAAGCCCTACTGTCAATGTTTCAATTGTAGCTGCGCCAGATGTTGTAAGGGTTGTAAATGAGGCAGGTGTGTCTGTTGTAGCTCTAGTATCTATATCCGATTGTAGCTCGGTTATAGCGGCTTGTACATTTGTTGATGTTGTATTACCTGTAGCGGTGTAAGTAATTCCGCTAGCTACACTACTGCCACCACCCTCTGAACTTAAAACTTGAGTAAGACTATTAAAATTCTCAATGCGAATTTCACCTGCATCAATTTCTACTCCATTACTTAGTGTAATGACTAGATGATTATCAAAAGCAATGCTCGCATCTACAATAGATACACCGTCTATCCCAACTTCCCCTTGCTTACCGTCTATTCCACCAACCCCATCCAGTCCTGATAATCCATTGCTACCATTTTTACCATCTTTACCGTTTTTACCATCAACTCCATTTACCCCATTTAGGCCATCTACACCATCCTCGCCTTGTATGCGGTATTTAGGTAGTAACTCCTCTAATACAGGTTTTAAATCTGTCATAGCAATATAAATATCGCCATAGGTAGTAGGCTTAAGCATCGTAGCCTGTTTTTGAGTCACTCGTTTAAGTAATGCCTCTTGCTCTTCTTTAGTGAGTTTACCTGCTAAATCTAACAGACTACTTAGCTGCATTTTTAGCCCCCATTTGGAGTTCAACCACTTTCATGTTTTGGTCAAGGTCAGCTTCTTTGAGCATTAGTTCTGCAAGTTGCACACGTTTAGCAAAAGACTTATCTTCGCCATCTTCATTGAGATTTGTAGTGAGGGCTTGCATTATTTTAGCCTCAGCCTCTTTAGGGCGTAGGCGTATATCTTCTTTAATAAACTCAGTTTCAGCTTTTGTTTTTAGAACCTCTGCTTCTTTCCCAGCTAAATCTAATTTAGCGTTTTCTACTATAAACTGCTGTTCCATTTGCTGTAGTTGTTCTGCTTGTGGGTCAGGCTGACCACTAGCTTCAATTTGTTTTAGCAATTGTTCTTTATTAGGCAATGAACTTGTTTTAATAACGCCCTGCATTAAGATTGGCATTAATGGGCTATCAGGTCCTAACGTTTTCATCAGGTTAATAAACTGTAATTGCTCTACTTCACGAGCAAGCATACCTAATGACCCTGTTGGAACAAATTTAAAGTCTTTTACAGGGAAGTTTTCAGCATCAAACTGCATAAACCGCCATGCCGCCTTTTCAATAAAGGGAATTAAGAACGTTTCTTGGAAGTTTACGAGTGTTTTCTTGTTTTTCTTGATAATACCTGATAAAGCAATAGACATTGCCCCACCTACAGGCTGTGTTTGCATAGAAGTGGTGTCTAATGTACCTGTTGCCTGTAATAACATGCGTTCGTAGTTAGCAGCAGCTTGTGCATTTGAGCCATCAGTCTGCCCAAATTTAAATGGTAATAAGATTTCACTCGGGTTACCATTAGTTAAGATAGTTTTACCAGGTCTTATCTCAAACTTAGCACCTCTAGGCATACGAGTGGCATCCATAGCCATCATAGGCACTGTAGTCAGTGCTAATGAGTCCATTTCACTGCGCAATAGGGCATCCATGCCCATTTGCATGTTATACCCTTTTTCAGCAATGCCTCTACCGTAGAACTTACCTGGAACTGTGTCGTCTTGAAAAGCTACAATTGGTCGGTCTTTCATCATGTACGGTGAAAGCTCTGCTTTTAACAACTCTGAGTCGTTTGCAATAACCACAATAGCTTCTACTAGATTACCATACTCTTTTAAAAGTAAACCTTTGTCTTCATCCTCTTCAAACAGCTCTACTATTTCATCACCCTCTTCTGATAGTAAAGCCTCAGGCACTAAGCCGTAATAACGTAACACTTTAACTTTACCTTCATGGTATGGGTCATCTATGTTATTAGGTTCTAGGTCAATATCAGTGCTAGTGGTTGTTGCCACCTCAGTTTCAAGATACGTGCCTTCTTCCACAGCTTTTGCAATAATATGTGCAGAAACAAACTCCTCAATAGCTACACCAAGTGCCTCTTCAATTGTTGATGATGTTGGGTCAATAATAAAGTTACGAGGGTTAATTGGATTAAGAGTTACTACTACTTTAGTAGTGCTTTCTGTACCTACTGCCATTGCATCAATCTCTGGCATAGGTTGTGTGGCTGGAACAAGCTCTTCTACTTCTTTAATTACAATCTCACCTATTCCTGTACCGTAAATAGACGCCATCAGTAAAACATCAGAAACACTTTTGCGGAGTTTATTCTTTTTAAAGCACTCTTTCATGTATGCTTTAACAAACTCAATGTCTGTTTTATCTTGGTCTTTTACATCATCTTCAATATCAAATAGGTCAGCACCTGCACCCCAC